TATGCAGTACCGACGTGGTTTTACAACGCTATGTCGTGTATTTCAGATAACGAGGAATATGGGTATGACGGGATTAACACTTCCGCAGGGAAACTTGGGTTTATCTACTCTCCCGCGTCATACCCGGAGCCAGGCCCAACATTGGCTGCGCAATATGGTAACAGTTGGCTCAATATCCAGCTATCCGATCAGTTGCGTGTGGCTTACGCTGTATACCAGGCAAATGGAAACCACTTCGCAGGAGCGTGGTCTACAGCGTCTGCGTGTGGTCTGAGTTAGGTCGCGTGGAGCCGACAGTTTAAGTGGTCTAGCACTAGGTAAGAGTTGGGTGCGCTCCCTCAGAGTGCTGTGCGCACCAGCCGCCACTTTTAAGCTAGTAGGTTAACAAAGATTGCTACACCCGAGGACTCCGAGAACAGCGGCTCATTACCGCCACGGCTCAAGGAGCTTATCTATAGATAGAGGGAAGGGTGGCATAAGCCAGTGAAAGCGCGCAAGTAACTGGTGGATGGTAGGGTGTAGCAAGTACCAACACAAAGGGGAAACATGGTAACACAACATCAGGCTCTTTTGGATCGGCAAGTAGTTGGAGAAACATGGGTGTCGTATGGTGTGGAAGGTGAGCCGGCAATTCAGGATATGTTTCTGCTGCCGGTTCAGGACTATAGAGCTATGGGAGAACCCGAGCAGATTACCGTCCGCGTACTACCAGGAGAACAGTGGGACCCCGAATGACACGATATATAGACGAGCGCACAGGACACTTCATAGACACTCCGAACGAGAATAGCCGCGCACTCACACAGAAGCAGTACGCATCCCTTAACCGGGTGCTACCGCATGTGAGAGTGTCGCGGCTTTTGCGTATGTTGCCACCAACGGATACGCAAAGGATTCTCAAGTGAAGTTTAAAGAGGTCGATCCCAATGCAGTTGTGGCGTCCACAAAACGAGTCGTGGAAATTCAGGTCAGAGAGTACACTGTCATCGATTCAGAGACAGGCGAGAGAGTCGGGATTATTGACGCCCCTTTGGACTTCTGCCCATTCCTCGGTTGCGAGCATAGTGTCGGGTCGAAGCACCCGGCGGGATTTATCCGCATCAATGGCCTGCAAGTACACCATGACTGTGGACGACCAACAAGGAGATGGTGGGACGCAACATTCAAGGACCTTGTCAAAGTAGACAACGGAGTGAAACTCCCTTGGGAAAATTCCGAGACAGCCAACTCTGCATCGAACGACGCAACTTCATAGTCGAACAACCACCACGAGAACACTGGGTACGACCGATCATCTATTACCATACAGATTGCTTGGCACCTGACTGCATCAATTGCAACATCGTTCACGGATCATCACAGTACGATCTTTCTAGCCAAACTGACCTGTGGGAGTTTAGCCATTGGGTCGCAGAAGCTAACAAAGGAAACGCGAAGTACATATGGCAACGCTAAAACCAATCGCACTTAAAGAGGCACTAGACTTCAACACTACCATTGAGGTTGACGCAAACGACACGGTTCGGATCAAGACTCCACAGCGAAAATTTGTAGAGACTGACTGGCAAAACTATGACATTAACGTCCTCGCAAATCTGGCAAGGTACGGGCGTGGCAATGGTGCAGCCAATTGGTCAGAGATGGGATGCTACAAGACGACCACTTGTCTGTGGCTAATCCGCGAGCTTCAAGCGAAGAAGGTTCTGCTGATTACTACCAAGACAGGCAAGACCACGTATTTCGAGACAGCACCGTTTGTGCTTCCGGAGTACAAGCTGATCGAGGTAACAGCAGCAGGACTAGAGACTCCACCAAAAGATTACTTCAAGCATACGGACGTGCCCACGATCTACGTGGCACACTACGAGATTTTCCAGGACAGGTCTAAGGTATGGCCGCTCCTGTGGAAGATGGGCGTGTGGGATTTCGTAGGATTGGACGAGGCGCACCGTATCAAGAACCGCAAGGCACAGTGCACCAAGAACATCAAGAAACTGTATCGCAAGTACAGCCACACAATGACCGGCACAGGATTCACGAACAAGCCCGACGAGATTTGGTCGCTGCTTGACTTCCTGAAAGCGCCGAAGCTTAGGGCGTACTGGCCGTTCCGCAATCACTACTGCGAAATCGAAGAGCATTCTGGATTCCAGAACGTCGTAGGTTTGAAGCCGAAGTACGAGAAGGAGTTTCGAGAGTACGTTAACCTGCGTGGTGTGCGCCGGCTCAAGCGAGAGATTTTCTCAGAGCTAGAGGAACCACTGATGCGCGAAGTGCTGGTGGATTTGAACGCACGTCAGCGCAAGATGTACGACGAGATTAAGAAGGAGCTTGAAACTCTTGATGCGAATGGCGAACCGATCTCAAGTCCAGTTGTACTATCCCAGCTCACGCGCCTACGGCAAATCTCATGCGCGACACCTGAGGTTGTTGATCGTATATGGAATCCGAAAAGCGAGCGACTCGAAACCAAGATCAAGCTAACAGAACCATCCGCGAAACTCGATGCACTAATGGATGTGATAGATGAAACAGATGCGCCGTTCGTCATCTTCGACAACTTTGCCCAAATGGTCAGTCTTATTGAAGCAAGATTCAACCGCAAGAAGATTGACTACATTAGACTTTTGCCATCTGATAATGCGCGACAAAGAGCAGATAAGGTCGCACGATTTCAGACCGGAGAAGTCAAAGCTTTTCTATCCACCATTCGTCTTGGGTCCGAGGCTATCACACTTACGGCGTCTTCACGAGTTGTGTTTACATCTAGAGACTACAGCCCTGGAGCAAACAACCAGGCAATATCTCGTTGCCACAGGCCGGGACAAAAGGAACGTGTTGAAGTTGTGCATATCAATGCGCGCCGAACGATTGACCAGCGAATCAATAATATGTTGGTACGTAAGTCAGGTTGGTTTGCACAGATTTTCAGCACATGAGCGACATAGGTTAAATGCAGACGAATCAATCAGCACAGTCAGGTACAACGAGGGTTGAGAGGAAAATTGTTCGACTCATTGAACGAGATGGTCCTAATTGCGTGTGGTGTGGACGTGAGTGTATTGTTGGAGGAACAGAAGGGTCGAGAGCAACACTCGATCATATTATTCCACGCTCGCTCTGCCGGTCAGATCATCTCGACGTACTTGTACTTGCCTGCTTCGATTGCAACAATACAAGAGGCAGTCAGTCGATCAATGTATTCATTGGAGAGGCTAAAACGCCCGAAGTACGCCTACTCAACCGCGCAATTGATCGAGCTAGACGTTTCATGCGAGTCCGAGCTGGTTTATATGTGGGTTGACGAAGCGAAGTAACTCTGAATTATGGCTAAACTTAAACATGTCAAAAACGATGAAGTGAGGGCACCATCAGTAGCCGTCGATTTCCAGGGTGGTTTTCTTACAGGCAGACGGTTGAATATACCTCAACCTCTCCCGGAAGTTTACTATGCATACAGAGAACAGCCATTAGTCCTGCAAATACGCCCCGATGCATACGTCGTACCTATGGCCTTCATCTACTATCTCAAATTCAACGAGAACGGTGTGCCCTACTATCAGTTGGACTACAAGCAGGCCAACGAGCTAGCGAAGCGGACGCAGCATAGTCGCATGCGTATCCCTAAGAAGGCAAAGTGAACACAATCGTTCTCTTAGGCGGGCCAAAGAATGGTACGATTTACCCGGTCGAAGATGCACCGGACAGTCTGTTAGGTTATCGCAAGGTGCGCACTGTGGGAAGTCAACCGGGTAGCCAAACGTATTTGTACCTGCATGAGTCTATTGAGAATTCAGACCCAAGTCCGTATGCAGTAAAGGTCACACTGTGGCTGTCATATACGCCGGCCACTGACCAGGTTTCTGTCGAGCCAGTAGGAGGTAAGATCGCATCCGAGTCTTCTTGGTAATCCTAGCTGTGTTCGTGTTGGTGTTTACCGCATCATTCTCCATCAGCGCAGCGTACAATTCAATGCCCGATGATCCTCCACAAGAAGTTGAAGTGATTGGTCCGAAGCTTGTAGACTGCAAGAAGGCGATCAATCTGCTGCTCGCTAGCAACGGCGATTATGGCAAGTCGGTCAAGGGATTGATCGGTCAGCTTAACGCCGTGATCGATGGCAACAACGTTGATAACACCAAGCTGGCTGTTATCAACACCAGGATTTCTGCAATCAGTGCACGACTCAAGACCGCGAATCCGCTAATCCAGGAGTGTCTACGTGTCTAACTATTTCGACCCCTACTCTCCACTAGACTTTGAATCCATCTCAGAGGATGGACTAAGGATTCACACGTCGGATCGTGCGACGTTCAAACATTGCCGACGACGCTGGAATTGGTCCTCTCCGATGCGTGGGAACCTCCGTGGCAGGGTCCAACATTACGGCGTGACCTGGCCGCTATGGTTCGGCTCAGTCTGTCACAAGGCTCTAGAGGACTTCTATCAACCGGATCAAGTTGTGCAGCTTGATCTAGTTGCAGCTTTCCTCACGCATTTCAACGAAGCAAGTGAGAAAGTCAAGCGTGAGAATGCCGACTATTGGGACAGCTATCAAACCGAATTCGCTGAGCATAAATCACTCGGCGAAGGTATGATGGCAGCCTACCAGGATTTCGCCAGAGTCAACGACGACTTTACTGTGGTCGCAGCCGAACGTGATTTCAAGGTACATATTGGGTACCTTGTCAAACATGACAACGGGTCACTTCAATTCATTCCCACAGGCCAGTCGGAAGAAGATGATGTATCCGTACTTTGGAAGGCTACATTAGCCAGGTTCCGACACTTCCGTAAGGTGTACTATTGCGGGCGCATGGACGCCGTGATTCAGGACAACGAAACTGGCCGGTACGGAGTGATGGATCATAAGACCGCGGCCAAGATGGAAGAAGAGTATTTCGTTAAGCTCGAGATGGACACGCAGGTTGGCTCGTATATGTGGGCCGCACAAGAGTACGCGAAACAAGAGGGACTCCCCTGGACAAAGATCGATTTCGTCTACTACAATGTTTTGCGGAAGGCTTGCATCTCAGAGCCAACTGTGCTAAAATCCGGTAGGTTGTCCCTCAACCGCGCGTCGGAATCTACCACACACGCGCTGTTTATGGAAGCGATTAAGAAGGAGGGTTTGGAGTCCTGGTTTGCGACCGATGAAAAGGCGCAGGGTTACGCGCAATGGTTGCTAGACGAGGGCGATCGACGTTTCTTCGTCAGAGAAACCGTGTATCGCAACCAGCACGAACTGGACCAAATCCACTCAGACATACTCATGGAAACAGCCGACATGCTGAACGATCCACGTTTGTATAAGAACGAGTCAGCATCTTGGTACTGCACTCGCTGTCCATTTAGGGCACCGTGTCTCGCAGTAAACGACGGATCAGATTACGAATCAATGCTCACAGAAAACTACACGCAAAACATGATCGATGGGAGTTACACACTGTGACAAAGCACGAAGGCAATTGCAATTTGCCGGGGCATCAATTTATGCCCATGACAAAGACGCGGGTGTACGACGAGAACAAGAATGCATGGGTAGTGGAGTCAGTCACGTCGGTTTTCTGCGCACGTTGCGGCAAGGTTATGGACTTGTATCCGGCGACAGATGAAGGTGACGATCCTGTCCTGCCTCCTGGCGACGAAGAGCCGCCGCCCCTCGTTTAACAAAAAACACAAACGCTAATGTCAACACTACACGAACGAATCAATGCAGGTTCCGCAGCCGAAGTAATCCCGTGGCTTAACTGTTTGTTTTACGGACCACCTGGCGCCGGCAAAACATACCTAGCAGCTACGGCGCAAGATCATCCGGCAACTAGCCCTGTGCTTGTGCTGGACGTTGAAGGTGGGACAGCAACGCTACGTCATCGGCCAGATATCATGGTCGTGCGTATCAAACAGATTGGCGATCTGGTTAAGGTCCACAGTGAGATTCTGAAAGCTGTGGAATCAGGCGATCCAGATGCGCCTAAGACTACAGTGGTCGATTCACTGACCGAATTGCAGAAGCTCGATATGAACGACATTATGCGAGCACTGATTCAGCAGCATACCGACCGCGATCCGGACGTTCCCTCGCAAAGAGAATGGGGGAAGTCATCGAACCACGTTAGGCAGATCGTTCGCAAGTTTCGTGACCTGCCTACTAACGTCATCTTCACGGCGCTCGATAAGACCGACGTGAACATGGACACTGGTTCGACAAGGACTCTTCCAAATCTTCCAGGAAAACTGGCCGGAGAGGTACCAGGATTCTTGGACGTTGTCGGCTATCTACATACCGACATTGAAAAGGGAAAGATCGAAAGGAGACTACAGGTACAGCCAACGGCGAGAGTGACCGCGAAGGACAGGTTGGGAGTCCTCGGTCAAGTAATGGTGAACCCCACAATCCCAACTATGTGGGATCTATTGCACACGAATGGCGCTAAGAAAGGTAAATCATGAGTGATGGTTTTAGCATCGATCTGTCGGGAGCGGAAGAGTCGAGTTTCGGTGGGGACTTTGAACCGCTGCCCAACGGCACGTATGACGCGGTGGCCTACGATGCGGAGATTAAGCATACGATTGGCCGCCCAGGAGCAAAGCTGCCTGCGGGAACGCCTATGGTGAACACTCAGTTTAAGATTACTGAGGGCGGAGAAGAGGGCGAGTGGTACAATCGCCGCGTGTTCCGTTCGTTCATCATTGCGCCGGACAAGATCGAAGACCCTGAGACTGGGAAGAAGGTCAAGAATCCCAACAAGGGTAAGAGTGACGGAATCCTCCTGTCTTTCCTGAAGGCATTGGGGAACGATGATTCCGAGATTCGCTCGTCTGATTTCTCTCTGAACTTCGACGAGCATATTCGTGGACGCGCCTGCCGTGTTAAGCTCAAGCAGCGCAGCTACACGAATGAGTCCACTGGTAAGACCACGATTCAGAACGATGTGGTCGTTGTGCTTCCCGCCGATGAAGGCGCGGAAACAGAGGATGCAGGCGCGGAGCTGCTCGCGTAGTAACCCAACGGGTTATATAGCATCTGCACTTTGCCCAACCGCGTAGTTTAGGACATTCGCTGCCTCGACTACGGACGGTGTGGAGGCAGGTTTCCGGTTATCCTGTGGGCGAAAAAACCGGGCTACCTCTCCAATCCTAGTTAAGCGAAAAAGGCGGCATGGCCGAGTCTGAGCAAATTCAACGACGTTTCTTTGAGCTTTTGTTCCAGGATGAACAAGGCTACGTAGCTACTCTAGTTAAGCTCGGCAAACAAGCCGACGATAAATACTTCAAGTGGCCCGACGAAGTAGACGCCCTATGTGACTGGTGTACTAACAAGTCATATCTAGGTGCTGACGTCTATTTCTGTCCGCAGCTTTTTAGCATACCCGCGAGAAGGAAAGAATATGTCAGTGTCTGCACGTGCATTTGGGCCGATCTTGACGCGGCCGATCCAACAGAG